GTCAGCTTGCATCCGGAAGCGTAACATGGACTCCGAAGACATGCACTTGGATCACTCAGCTGAATGTTCTGGACTGGCTCGGCATCTCCGTCGCGTCAGCTGGTGACCAGACTTTCGTGACCACTTGCGCTGCAGCGTCGAATGCGTTCTGCTATCGCCGACGATATGAGGCAGGCTATGTGGACTCGCTGACCACAGTGCCATCGCAGGATGTCTATCTCGGCACGGTTATGTATGCCGGCATGCTGTACAAATCGCGCGGAACAGTCGATGTCTTCTCAAGCTTCCAAGACATGGGTCAGACACCAGTCGTGGGAATGAACGGTCAGATCAAACAACTTCTCGGCATTGATCGTCCAGCTGTGGCATGACCGTCTCCAACTACACCGATCTCTTCAACAATGCGATGAGCGCGTTGGCGACGAAATTAGCCACGGCAACATCCTTGCCAGTGGTGTCGGATCCGCGCAATCTCAGGCCACCATGCGTCTTCATTGATGCGCCATCGTTCACAATGTGGAACTACAACATCGCCAAGATGACCTTCCCAGTCCAGATCATCTCAATGGGTCCGGGCAACTCTGACGCGCTAGGCAACATTCTCAACATGGCAGCATCCGTTATGACCGCCAATGTCGGAGCAACATCCGGAAGCCCGACCAGCGTTGATGTCGGTGGGGTAGTTCTGCCGGCATACGAGATGATGATTGAAGTGCAGGCGCAAACATCATGAGCTATGTGATCGCATCCTCAAAGCTTGGCAAGATCGGTGAGCTGTACGAGCCACGCGCTGGCATCAATGTCGCTGCGCTTCTGGCTGGTGGCTTCATCGTTGAGGCTGAGGTATCAACCACCGAAGAAGAAAAACCTGCTAAAACTAAATCTAAGAAAGCATCCAAGGAGTAACCATGGCAACTAGCACTTATCTCTCAACACCAATCGTGACCGTGAACAGCGTTGATCTCACCGATCAGTGCACCGGCGCGACTGTGAATATCAACTACGACCAGCTCGAAGCAACCTCGTTCGGAGACGCATCACGCAAGTATGTGTCAGGCCTCGGCAGTCACTCAGTCACCCTCGACTTCTATGCGAGCTTCGCAGCGACCGAGACTTGGGCCACCCTTTCAACTTTGGTCGGCACTAGCACAACAATCACAGTGCAACCTGCAGCAGGTAGCGAGTCTGCCACCAATCCGAAGATGACCTTCACAGGGACATTCATCGCCACGCTGCCAGTGGTCTCATCGCTGGGCGCTCTCGGAACGATTTCAATCACGGCAAACGGCGGAACTTACACCACGGATGTAACCCCATAATCTGACCGCGCACCGGTCCGACACGAAAGCGAGACAAGATGAAGCTGCACCTAAAGGTGACAGAAGAAGGCAAAGACCCATACGAAGTGACAACCAATCTGGTCACACTCGTCGCATGGGAACGACGCTTCAAGCGCAAAGCATCAGACATGGCGAACGGTATCGGCGTGGAAGATCTTGCGTTCTTGGCGTGGGAAGCATGCAAGCAAGCCAAGATCACTGTGCCGGGAGAGTTTGACAAGTTCATTGCCAAGCTCGACTCGGTAGAAGTGAGCGCTGAGGAAATAGAAAACCCTACCCACGCGGAACTCACCGAAGGCTCCTAGCAGAATTGCTGGTCAGTCTTTCGTGGGCTCCGCGCTTCTACGAAGAAGAGTTTGACACTGCCGACCTTCTCACTGTCACTACTGTGTTAGAGGAAAGAAACAGGAAGTGAGAACATGGCGAGAACTGGCGTTCAAGTATTTGGGATCAAGGAAGATCTCAAGACGCTGAACAAACTCGCCCCAGATCTACGCCGACAGATCACAAAGGACTATCGCGCACTCATGCAGCCGACGATCTCGGACGCGCGAAACAATCTCCCAGCTGGCATCGGTCAGACAGTGATGCGTGGCTTCGGTCGTAAATGGCGACACATCTTCCCATGGGACAAAGCAATTGCGAACCGATCCATCACGGTCAAGATTGATACTCGACGCGCGCGCAAGCGGAACATGGACAAAGGCGCACAATACGAAACGCTGAGCGCATTCCTAATCCAGCAGAAGAACCCTGCCGGCATCGTGTTTGACATCGCTGGTCGCGGTGGAAAATCGTCTTCAACGCAAAAACGCAAGGGCATCAACTACGACTGGAACAACACGCTCATTGAGAACATGGATCGCGTCTTCGGTAAGGCTTCGCGTTCAATGTGGCCTGCCGTAGAAAACAACACGGACAACATTGAAGCAGCGATCCGGAACATCTCTGAAGAAGTCGAGCGCAAGCTCACGATCGCATTGAGTAGGAGCAATCTCTAATGGCTATTCGCATCCCGATTATTACCGACTTCCAAGGTGACGGAATAAAGAAAACCTACGCCGAGTTCAAGAACCTCAGCACGAATGCGGAGCGTGCGTCTTTCGTTATGAAGCGCGCCATGATCCCAGCGACCGCTGCAGTCACAGCTCTGGGCGTGGAATTGGTACAGGCTGCGAAAGCGGCTGCAGCAGATCAAGCTGCACAGGCCCAGCTTGCGCGCCAGCTCGTTGCTTCGACTAATGCGACTACTGCACAAGTCAAAGAAAATGAGGACTTCATTTCGTCGCTTCAGATGACCGCAGCTGTCGCTGACGATGAGCTTCGTCCGGCGCTTGCCAGCCTTGTGCGTGGTACTGGCGATCTTGAATTAGCGCAGACTGCGCTTCAGACGGTGCTCGATGTGTCCGCAGCGACCGGAAAGGGAGTCCAAGAGGTCGCCGACGCGGTATCAAAGGCTTATGGTGGAAACACTAAAGCGATCAAGCAATTATCACCAGAGCTCTTCGGGCTCATCAAAGATGGTGCGTCAGTCAATGAAGTAATGCAGTCGCTCAATGGCACTTTCGGCGGAGCATCAGAAGCAGCTGCAAAGTCTGCACAGGGATCATTCAAGAAGATCTCAATCGCGCTCGGTGAAATCCAAGAAACGATCGGCAATCAAGTTCTGCCATACATGACGAAGCTGACTGATTCGCTGACAAACATTGCGACATGGGTGAACAAAAACCCTCAAACATGGGGCAAGCTCGCAGACGGAATCAAACTCGTCGGCACTGAGTTATTCAAAACAACAAACACTGCATGGGTATTCTTCGGGACACTCATCAACGGCATCTCAGATCTGGTCACTACAGAAAAACAGTTCGGCGCATACAACGAAAAGCTCGGCGTATCGAATGCTCAGCAGATGCGAATCTCTGACTCTGCCGGCATTGCTAACAAAGGTCTGCTCAATCTTGGCGAGGGTGCTGGTGGTGCTGGCAAAGCTGTGGACGAGATGGCGAAGAAGATCAAGGATGCGCGCGAAGCTCTTGAAAAAGAGTTCAGCGATGCGCTTGATTCTGCGACTGAGAAGCTGGATGTAGCGCGTCAGGCTTACGACGACTTCAAGACCACGATCGCCGAGTCGGTCACTGGAGAGTTCTCCATCTCTGGTGCAGCCGACGCAGCCAAAGAAGCCGGAACGACCATCCTCGCCCAGCTCACACAGCAAGCCAACGGTGCGAAAGCGTTCGGATCCAAGGTCGAGCAACTGCTCAAAATGAGCCTGTCGGAAAGGGCTCTCAGAAGCGTTCTAGCAGCCGGTCAAGAGGCTGGCAGTGCAATTGCCGATGAACTCATTGCTGGTGGTCAGGAAGCGATTACAGGACCCAATGGGATCAACCAGATGCTGGACTCGCTCAACTCTTTTGCCGATCGTCTAGGCATTCTGAGCGCTGACATGTTTTATGGAGCTGGAGTCAAGCAAGGCGAAGCAATGGTCGCTGGAATTAGTGCAGCAATTGCTCAGGCACAAACAAAACTAAAAAACCCGAACCTAAAGCTTGCAGATGTCAAGGGCATCGGAGCAAACTTCCAAGACCTCACCAATGCAATCTTCTTAGGTCCATCAGAGTCCACAATGGCATCAATCCCAACGAGCGCGGAAGAACATGCTGCTATGCGTGGCGGATCCATTTACAACATCAATGTGAGCGGTGGACTCAACTCATCAGCCGAACAAGGCAAAGCAGTTATCGATGCCATTCGTGCAGCTAATCGTGCCTACGGTCCAGCAGCTATCGCGGTCGCATAACCATGGGTGCAGCAGTCGTCCAGTCTGGTGAGTACAAGCTTGAAATAGACACAGGCTTTGATTCGGGCAGTTTTGTGCTTGATTCAGATCTCAAAGGCGTTCTAGATAACACGCTGTACACGCTCGGACCGGGTACAACTTTTGCTGATGTGACCACAGGCGTGACAGCTGTGAACATCTTCCGAGGTAGGCGCGACATTGGTGACCAGTTCTTGCCCGGCACGATGAGCTTCACACTCAATGATCAGATCGCTTATGGAGCGTTTAACCCTTTCAACGATGCCAACGCCGATCCAGCAAATAACCAGCCGGGTCTCGCACCTATGCGCCAAGTGCGTTTCTACCGTTACAACGCGTCAGGAGTAGCACAGTCACTCTTTCAGGGAATCATCGTCAATTACGACTATTTCTTCAGCATGGACAACAATGACACAGTTCAGGTGTTCTGTGTCGATAACCAGTACCTACTCGCACAGGCAGAGCTGGACGAGTGGAATGTCAGCGAACAGCTCTCAAGCGCTCGAGTTGTTGAGATGCTTGCGCTACCAGAAGTGGATGCTTTCCAAGGCGTAGGTCAGCAATCAATAGAAACAGGCGAAACAACACTTGGCGGATCAGCTGCATTCACGGTTCCACAGGGAACCAATGTCCAGCAATACCTCGCCGACATTATTGACGCGGAACAAGGTCGCGCGTTCGTAAACCGTTCAGGCGTGTTTACATTCCAAAACAGGATAGGAAGCTTTGTTGGCACACCAGTCGCAGCCTTCAGCGACAACGGTGACTACCCATATTCGGATCTAGGTATCAATTTCGGCGCGGATAAGGTGGTCAATCGTGCGACCGTTTCAACATTGCAAGACCCAACCAACCCACAGACCATCAACGATCTTGGTTCACAAGCAGAGTATTTCATCCAATCTGTGTCCTATTTGGGAAGCCTTTTGCATAACGACACAGCAGCTCTGGCGCTTGCTTTGTACCTTATTCGACCTCAGCCGACAGCAGTCTTCACTGGTCTGACAACAGAGTTCCAGACTTTGACTACAGCTCAACGCGATGTCGTTGCCACACTTGACATCGGAAGCGTCGTCAGCATTGAAAAAACCATTCAGACCAGCCAGACCACAACTTCGATCATTGCCGAAACCGCAGCAATTGAGGGCATTGTTCACGAGATCACTTTTAGCCAGCCACACAAAACCACTATCTACACATCACCTACGCAGGTTTATCTGGATTTCATTCTTGACAGTTCCACACTCTCAACCGTGTACGCACTAACCTAGGAGCATTATGGGAGCAAACGCACAAACCTCTGTCCCGCTGTTTACAGCTGGCGAAGTCTTGACCGCAGCAAATCAAAACATCAGCGCAGGCACAGGCGTACCAGTTTTTGCTACTACGGCAACCCGTGACGCTGCTTTTGGTGGCACAGGTGAGAAGGTACTTGCTGAAGGTCAGATGTGTTACATCGAAGCAGCACCTAACAGGGTGATGATTTATGATGGCGCAACTTGGCGACCTATTGACATTGACGCATGGACTTCCTACACGCCAACAGTTACTTCGGTAACTGGTTCAATTACAACTGCAAGCGCTACAGGTGCTTATGCAACTGTTGGAAAAATTGTTTTTGTTAGATTTATTGCGTCAATTACAACGAACGGCACAGGCGGAACTGCTGTCCTTGTAACTTTGCCATTTACTGGCGCCGCAGGGTACAGCGGTTCACAACAAGCGGTCGGAGTAGCAAGAGAAGCAGGAATTAGCGGAAACTTGTGTCAAATTACTTTAGGCTCGTCTGCAACTGCAATGGCTATTTGGACATATAACAACGGTTATCCCGGTGCTAACGGTGCTTCAATAAATGGTTCAATAATTTACGAGATGAGCGTGTGATGTACGGATTAGAAGAAACAGACGATGAAAACATTCTTTGGGCACGCATTCGCTATCAACGCGACCAACTGTTGTTGGCTTGCGATTGGACACAAGTAGCAGACAGCACAGCCGACAAGGCAGCATGGGCAACATATCGTCAAGCTTTGCGCGACCTGCCGAAACAAAACAAAGACCCAAAGAAAATCGTTTTCCCGACACGCCCAATCTGATGAAGTGGCGTTACCTCATCGGCTACGGCATGCTCATCGCTGTCGTCGTGTGGGGATGCTCCGGATGCTCTGATCGTGAACGCAAGAATTGTGTGCGCGCAGGCAACCAGCCCGTGACAATCTCATCAGATCTACAAGTTGGGACGGGACGCTGTGCCTAAATACACGAACGAAGAAATCAAAGCTCGACTAATCCTGATCGTTGGCTGTGGTTTGACACTCGCTTTTGTTGGCTCCATTTTTACGCTTCTCTACGGTCTGCTTTTTGTGACACAGCCACTCGAGCAAGCACCGAACGACGCAGAAGCCTTCTCAGTTCTAAACCCCATGCTCATGACACTCTCTGGCGGTCTAATAGGATTACTTGCATCCAACGGACTCAAAAACAAATCAAAGGACGGACACGATGAAAGCTAAAGACAAAGCCATGCTCGCCAGCTACGCACGATCAGTAGTCGGAGCTCTCATCGCGGTCTATTCAACCGGCACAACAGATCCTCGCGACTTCGGCAAAGGCGCAATCGCAGCAATCATCCCTCCGTTGCTGCGCTGGGTAAACCCTAAAGACGGAGCGTTCGGTCGTGGCGATAGCCAAAGCTAAGCCGGGAGTCCCTAACGCTCGGGACTACATCGGCAACGCCGACGGAGCATCACCGAAACCGCGTGCAGGAATGGATGAATGGATCCGTCAAGCAATCGCTGTATCGAATGGCGCGCTCTGGAACAACGGTTCATGGGGTCAGCGTGACATGCGCGGAAAGCCCGGATCGCTTTCAGTTCATGCAACTGGCAGAGCTGTAGATCTTTCGTATCGCAAAAGCGAAAAGCATCCAAAAGCAGGACGCAAAGAAGCGCTCGTCTTCATTGACAAGCTTGTAGCCAACGCGAACGATCTCGGTCTCCAATGCATCCTCGATTATGTCGGACCGAACGGTAGAGCGTGGAGATGTGACCGTTATGCATGGAAGGTCTATGACAAGCCGACCCTGCATGGCGTGCCGGGCGACTGGTTTCATATTGAAATCACACCACAAGCTGCAGACTCAGTCATCTGGGTGAAAGCCGCATTCCTGAAGGTCTTCGGGGAAATCCCACCTAAAGCTTGACCGATGCCCTAGGGTCGGAGTACCGACGAAAGGCAAGTGATTATGAGTGAACCGCAGTTCTTTGATTACAGCGTCTATGTAGGCGTGATGGATAACGGACAAGAGATCCTCGTACAGATCTTCACAGCGCCCGAAACGGGAAAATATCTACTAGGACAAATTGCATTCAGATCGCATGCTTCATCATGGGGCGTGCCTATACCACTGGAGAAGAAATGAACTATTTTGCAGAGAAATTGATTGGGCTGGTGCTTTGTACCGTTTTCGGTCTTACGGCGCTCACAGGGGCTCCTGACGCGTCTAAAGAGCCTTCTGGGACTATTGCCCTAGCGCCGATGAGCGTCCAGCCGTACCTGATTGAGCCAACCACTACGACCAGCTCCACGATTTACATTGATCCGTATTCGAGCGCGTGCGAACAATTCTCAGCTCTCGCGATCAACCTTGGCTGGCCTGAAGATCAGCGGACCGTGCTTGAGTCAGTGATGGCACGCGAAAGCGGCTGCCGACCATCCGCCCACAACACCACGCTCAACAAAGACAAATCACAAGACTGGGGTCTGTTACAAATCAACGGTCGATCATGGACAAAATGGTTGCAGCGTCAAGGCATCATCAATCAAGCATCAGATCTGCTACACGCTCAAACTAACTTGATCGCTGGATTAGCAATTTACAACTACGGCGTGGAGCGTTACGGCTTCGGCTGGGGACCATGGAGCGTAAAATGAGCGAAGGCGTGTCATTCAATCAAGGTGAACTCACCGAAGAAACTCGAAAAATGGTGCTTGACGCAAGCGCATCAGCATCACACACAATGGCTGTATTCAGTCTGATGGACGACATCATGGCAATTAGCAAGAACCCTCACGCATCAATCATTCGGCGTTTGCGTACAATGAAAAACTCGCTTTCATTGAATGATCCGATGCCACTTTACGATGTGACTACACTGGACCAAGCAATCAAAGCGCTTGAAGCGCACTCATAGAAAAGGCATCCGACATGTCCGACCATCAGCCAGAACTATTCCAAATTACGACGG